CCTTGTAGCCGACCTTAGACACGTCAAGCTGTTGCTCTAGCGCGGTGTCTTCCAACACGTCGAGAGGGGAGCCGGCGAGCGCTAGACCACTGGCTCCGTACGCGGCGCGGATCGAGCTAAGGTTGCGCGCGTTCTGGCGCTGCTTGTCCTGCATGTCCTGTGCGGTCGCCGCGAGCGTCGCGGACGCGTTGCGCTTGGCGACAGATCGGTTGTACTCGGCAATGCGGGCGTTTTGGTCGGCCGCGTTCGCAGTCGCGTTGGCTTGCTGCATAGCGCCAATCGCGCCCATGACGCCGGAGACGACGGAACCTATGATCGCGAGCGGAGCCATACCTAGTCCTTGCGTATCCTCGCGTACAACATCACGTTGCTGCCGTCGGGGTGGAAGCTTTCAAGAAACGCCGGATTGCTAAAGCCGAGCAACCTTGCGAGCTTGTGGCCTTCCACGTTGTTAGCTTTCACGCCTATCTCAATTCGACGCGAAGGAAACGTGTCTAGTACATATCGTGCGTGTCGTACAATAGGCCGGATGAATTTATGCGCGTTCTTGTCTAGCAGTATCCAAGCTTCCGCGCGTCCCGGCCAAATCTGATATACGCCCGCACAGCCGAGACAATGCACTCCGTTCCACGCCGTAAGGCCCATGGACTTCTCTAGTATCTCCGCGCCAATCGGGCCTAGCAAGGCTTTGTGTTCTTCCGCTTGCACAGGTAGCGGGTTGATACACCACATATGCCCGGCGCGTATGGGTGTGAACTTAATCATCTATCTTGCGTGGTTGTCTGCGGCAGAATGGCAATGACATTGAAGGGCAACGGCTTCGTTTGTCGGAACATGATCGAACCTCGCTTGCCGTACCCGCCCGGCATGTCGAAAGGCCCGCATATGCCAGAGAATAGGGTGGTCGTACCGGCCATTTCGTACGCAGGGTCTTCGTACTTAATGTCGCGCCACTCGTTCTCGCCGTTGTCTTCGTTAAGCCTGCCGACTTCTCCGTCCGCCGTATCCCACAACTGAATTGATACGTTGTGCGGACGTTTCACTTTGCCTTGCGCTGTACCGTCCGCCGCGCCGGCTTCGATATTCGACGTTTCGGCTTCGCTCGTGAACGGCAATCCGACCACCACGTTCTCCGCTTCGAACGGCAACGTAATGCGCCCGTTTGTGACGGTAAGCGGGCCGAACGGAATGCCGTCCGCAAGGCCCTCGACGGCTTTGCCTTCAAGGTGCGTCAACCCGTATATGATATCCGTCGCCGCGCCTTCGTAACGCAATCCGCTGTCCACGAAATGCGCGGTATCGAGCGTGCTGTCAAAATCCCAAAACGGCATAAGACGTTCTATATACCGCTTCGTCTGTCCGTTGATTGTCCGATTTACGACAATCCACAAGATATCCTGTTTGTCCGTCGCGGACGGCTTCGAGGCGACGCATTCGACCACGCCAGAGAAGCTATGCGAATGCCAACCGATAACGTTTTCTTCGCGGTTGTACGTGAGGCATACAACGGAGCCGTCATCGCGACGCATCCATACGAGGTTATGCGGCTCCGCCGAATAGGCCATTTGCGCGAAACGCGGCACGCCCATTTGCGACGCGAACAGCGACATGGAAGGCGACGCGTAACCGTCCGATTGGAATACATACGCGTATTCGCGCACCGTGCGCCGCGCCGCCTGCACATACAGGACTTGCCGATCGACCTTGACCGGCTCCACAAACGCCGAGCCTCGCGCGGTGGAGCTACGGGCCTTGACGTTCTTTGCCGTCAAAGCCGCGTCTGCGTTGCTTGCCGAGACCACCCATTCGGCCGATCCGGTTCCGATGAGCAAACCCCGCTCGTCCGTTTCAAGCCACTGGACGCGCGACAGACGGCGGGAGTTTAACCGGATCACAAGCGCGCTATCGTCTAGCACTTCGTTGATAGGTGTACGTTGCGTGAAATCTTCATACGCGCCCGTCCGCGAACCGGCCACCATATCCGGCGCGTCCGTGTTGCCGCCCATGAACAGACTGTCGTTGAAGAACACGCCGACGCGCGGCCATCCTGTGCCGTCACTCCAATAGGCGATTTGCCAGTTTCGTACAGGGTTGGCGGCGCTTGGGAACGGCTCCCCGATGATACGCACAGTTATGTGCGTCGCGTCCGTGTACGCCACGATCTTGGCGATACGCCAAAAGCTGTCTTTGCCTTGCGCGCGAATGTAGCGGCCTACGTCCGTGGACCGGAAGCCGACGCCGCCGTTAAGCCGCGTATAGTCGCCTGACAGAATAAGCGCCGTATCCTGTACGCCTGTGTCCGTGGTTGACATGACAAGCCGCGCCACGCGAGGTGGGATATCGCCGTTGCGGTAGCATTTCGTGATGAACAATCCGTACTTGGCGTACGCCGTGGAGTTGTTGAACGGGAACGTCACAGAACGCCCGCTGTCATACAGGACGTAGCCGATTTGGCTGTCTAGCGAAATCCAGTTCGAGCCGTCGTATCCCATGAACTCGAAATCGCTTGGCGCGTAGTCGAGCGCCGTGTAGGTGTCGTTGTCGTTGAAACGCGGGATATAGATCGTATAGCCGTTGATGACGATAGGCGCGGTGAATTGATACATCAATATGCCGCGCTGCGTACTCTCCGGTTGCCACCACGTCGTGACTTCTTCGTTAAAGGCGTTCCACGCCAAATGCGGCGTGCCGCTATCGTCGTCGCCGCCGAATATGCTTGTGTCCGATCCGTCGTCTTCGCTGTCTGCGGACGCCGTGCCGCTAGGCGTCGTATTACCTGTCATAATAGGAACGGGATTGCCCGTGCCCGTCATCGTGATGACGCCGTTCTTTGTGTCCACCGGCATAAACGGGCCGCTGTCAAACTCAATCGTGGAAAAGCGCCAGTCGATAAGCCCGTAGCGCGAAAGTTTGCGTGGGCGGTATCCGTCGCAAAACAGATATACCACGTCGATTGACTGCACAGCGCGGATATCGCGCGCATCTTCGTCCGTGTACGGACTGTCGATTTGGTACAGTAGCGAAGCGGTCTTTGCCGTCACGGCTCCAGTCGTGCCGGGATAGTTTACGTCAATCGTGTAGTCGTTGCCGGAATGAACCGTGATGTTGAACACGCGGCCGTTCAGATTGTACGAAGACGGGAAGCCGTTGAGCGCCACTTGATCGCCTACGTTCGTCACACGCAAGTTTAGCGCGGCGCTCGTGAACTTCATCGGCGTTGTCGTCAGGATGTTGGTTATCGCATCGTCGCCCTGCGTCTGTGCGCCTTCGTCAAACAGGAAGCGCAGTTTCAGGTTGGAGAACTCCAACATCAACGATTGTTCTTCGTTGAACACGAACGGAACAAGCGTGCTGTACTTGGCGTGGTTCTTCACGTCCGACACAAAGTACGTACCGGATCGACGTAGCGCCGGGCCTTGCGGCGATGCGACAAAATTGGTGGACGAACGCAACGACGCCGGATACTTGTCAATATCCACGCGCCCTTCAACAAGCGCGCTGAATACTCCGGCGTTAAACGTGTTCCGGTTCGGGGATACTTTTGCCACGGCTTACCACTCCAAACCGGGAGTGAAGCGGGCTTGTAGCCAAGTGCTGTTTTGGTCGTCTAGCGTAACATCGTTCGCCGCTAGCACATACGCGTTGGCGCGGCCCGCCTTTTTCAAGGCGTCTTCGTACCAGCCTTCAATCGTCGCCATCTTCGTGTTCGATTGCGTCGCGAACTCAACGCACTCTTTGGCGACGCGGCACGCCATCAATTCGATGAACAGCGCCGTGAACTCGTGTTCGCCCGCACGCCGGATGTAATCAATGTTCAACGTGCTGTTGACGGAGAACACGTACCGGCCGCGTTCTTCCCATTCCGTGCGCTTGTTGCGCAACGGGCGGATGCAATCGTTCGGGAGCGCGTATTTGTAGATGCGGCTATCGTCGCGGTTCGAAAGCGTCGCACTAAGCGTCAGCGCGTATCCGCTTTCAATGGCGAAACGCCACTCGCGCAATTCAAGCTCGCTATCGCGCCACACGGCGTAACCCGCCTCGCAATGCTTTTCGAGCGGGGAGCGCGCAGGATCGAGGCTGGAAATTTTCGAAGCCGCGATTTTGCCCAAGCCAAGATTGATAATGCTCTTGGCGTCAGTCATCGTCGCGGCTCCAAAGTCGTACGCAACGTCGTATTATTCCACGACGTAGATAATGTAACCCTGAATGATCGCGCCGTTCGGGATCGTGCCGCCGTCAACGGTGGCGTAGATCGTAACTTCGCCCTTGCTGTACATGTCGTACCACAGGTTCGAAGCGCCGCCGTCGAAAGACGTGTCGAGGACTGCGCTCGAAATGTCCTTGTCGGCAACGAACGCGTCGTCATCTTCCGCCACGCTGGCGGCTTCCGACTTGACGTAAGCGCGGTGGCCGATATCCAACGTACGCGCCGTGGACATGGCGGTGACACGATAGCTGCAAAGCTTCGTCAAGATGCGCTTGCGGCCGGGCGCGAGCTTGCAAAGCTCGATCTCCGAACCGTCAGCGTACGTGCCGCCGCTGCCGTTGGTGAACTTGAAGGCCGCGACACGAAGCTTGCCGTAGTCTTCAATCGGGTAGTTGCGCGGGTCCGTGTCGGGCGTACGCGCGCTGTCGAGTTGTGCGCTGTAATAGGTGGTCATTTTCCCAAATCTCCGTTGAAACGAAAGGCGTAAAGTAGCGCCGAAGCGCTACGCTATTACGTCTCTTGGCATTCGAGCTTGAACACCTTGCCTTCCTCTACGCGCGTCGCGCCAGCGGTGAACGTGGCGTGAATTTGCTTGATGTTGTTTTTGTCGGGGCGGTTGTTGATGATGACCGTCAGCGCATCCCACAGACCGAAGTGCATACCGTCCGGCACCCACACAGGACATTCACGAATGACGTGTCCCGTATCGGTGTGGTTCGGAATGCCGTCGTATCCCGCCGCAACGCTGTCTTCGTAGGGCACGAAGTTAAAGCCCATGAAGTTCGTCACTTCGCCGTCCGCGAGCGGCTTGACCGTGTTGAAGTCAATGCTGCTTGTGGTGGTTTCCGCGATCAAGTTGTCCACCTGTTCGGCGGTGACGGCGATCATCGGCCGCGTCGAGCGCAAGTCCACGTGGCGCTTTTTGATGAGTTTGCGCAGCGAACGCAGCTTGGTCAGAACAAGGCCCGTGCTACCGTGAACCACGGTATCTGCGGCCGGGAACGAGATATCGGTGGTCCCTTCCTTGCCGCTTTTCGCGGTGGCAAAGAACTTGTCCATCACGATCTTGTCCATACGGCGCGCAGCCGCCTCGCGCATACGCTCGACGTACGGCGAAGTCGGATCATAGATCATCTTTAACGTGTCAAGACGATCAATGAGAATGGCGCAATCGTATTCGCTCGCGGAAATCCAGCGCTGCGTATGCTCGACTTCCGTGATCTTCGTATCGCCGTACACGGTCGTACGTTCGATGAACTCGACGGGACCAAGGAAGTTGACAAGCGCAACTTTCTCGCCCTTGTACGATCCCATCGACACGAGAGGGACGAGAAGCCCGCCCTGCTTGTGAATGGCGGCACGAACGTTGCTCGTGTACATCTTGACGTGATGTTCCGGCACGCTATAGGCGGCAAGGCTTTCGGTGGCAGTCATGGGTACACCCTGTGTTATGGCAACGACGGTTAGTACTCGTCGAAGGGGTGTCCCGTAGGCCCTTCTAATAAAAGGGGAGCCGAACTAACCGGCTCCCCGTTGCATATGCGATTTGTAATGCGTCTGTCAACTAGCCGGGCGCTTTATCACCCGCACGTGCAAACAGCGCATTCATGCGCTCGATTGCCACTCTGTTTTCAGCGTGGTTTTTGTTGGTGTATTTGGCTTGAAAGTCCGCGTCGCCTTGGAGGCGTGTAATCTCGGCGGCTGCTTGATCTGGCGACATGCT